TGAACGCAGCAATTGACTTACCCGCCGAACCAAGCACACTTGAGAGCTTACCGACTGCCGACTGCATCCCTATAGGGATGTTGAGTAGTTTAGTTCCTAGTCCTGGTATAATCTTATCTACCCCAACACCGAGATTCAGCCACAAAGAATTGTGGAACGCGCTGAAAAATTTCATTGCGCTACCCATTGAACTCCTTATAGCCTCATTGAATACAGCCCACTTCTGCGCCGCATAAAACGTCACCATCGCCGCAGTAAGTGTTGTTACTGCGGTCGTTACCGCCCCAATTATTTTCGGGTATTTATTTAATTTTGATGCGACCGCACCTAGGCGAGGTACGATACGCGTTAGCAGATTATACAGTGGTTTAAACGCATTACCTGCCAAAATTTCGAGGTTGCCCTTTAGTGCATCAACTTGCGCTGCAAAGGTCTTACTTCCCTCCTTCATACCGTTAAAGAACTGTCCGCCTTTAGATGTAGCGTGCTCAATTGCTGCTTGCACGTCTTGGAAACTGATTTTTCCTTGTGCCATTTGGTCTTTTAACTCTTGGTATGTGCCTCGACCCATTTTCGAGAGTTCCTTCAAAGGATTGAATCCAGCGTTGATAAACTGTAGCAAATCCTGTCCCATAAGTTTGCCCTGCGACGAAACTTGTCCGAACACAAGCCCTAGCTGTTGGAACTTCTCTTTGTTGCCGAGTGATATATCTCCAAGCCTTCTTAAGTGACCACTAACACTCTTAGAGTTAACGCCGAACGCAAGTAGCTGTTGCGATGCGGCCGCTAAATCAGTTGTCCTAAAGGGCGTTTTCATAGCAAGCTTACGCAGTTCTGCCACGTGTTTATTCGCTTTACTGGCACTGCCTAGTAACACCTTGAACTTGCTCTGAAAGTCTTGCATCTGTGAATTATATGCAATTCCCATCTTCGCTAGTCCGACAGCGTGCTTTGCTACAACGAACCCCATACCTGCGGTAAACAGTTTCTTAACGGTAGACATGCCAGTGCTGACACCTTCGCTTTCTACCTTGGTGTCAAATATAAGTGTACCGTCTGCCATTATTTAAAAACCTCATCAAATTTCTTTCCTGCTACCTCTTGCTCCTCGGTTAGCTTTCCAGGGAGTGCGAATTTATCACGTAGTTTTTTGTAGTCGGGATCATCCCCGTCGTACGCTCTTATCTCAATAACCTTGGATAGAGCTGTATTCGGTGGCAATCCGTCTAAAAGAGCCTTGAACTTGTACCAATGGAGCTCATCGGTCTCTAAATCGTATAAATCTATGTTGTATGCCTGCTTAAACGCAGAATAAATTAGGTTTTCGTCGATTTTAAAGTCTAAAACATTGACACCACTCTCGTTTTGCTCAACTTCTTTGCCACAGTGATAGAATTCGACAATCTTCTCTATAGCGCCTTGAGAAAAATACCGCATAAATGACGGATTTTTGCCTAAAAAAAGCACAGATAAGTCCTCTAGCTCGGGTAATGCGAGCCAAAATCGGAAATCTGTGCGTATAGGGTACTCAACACCGTCAATTATCAGCGATTTAGGTAGCCTTCTAAATGGTAACTGCATTATTTTAGTTCTGATAGGTTCGCAACATTGCGCAAGAGCTCGTTTGCCGCTGTAAATGCTGGCCTATCCATCTCTGCAGCCTCTTTTCTCATCATGTACTCCGTTAACGGAGCCATGTATACATCGTCAATCTCCTTTACAGCAATAGCAGACTCTACAACGGAAATCTGTTCCGAATCTGCTGTGCCGAACACATCCTTGATGCCTTCTCGTCCGATTGTTGCTTCTAGAACCTTCATTGCGCTATTGTGAACTTTTACATCACCTTCTCCGAATGTTGCGTTGAAGTCATCGAACAGCTTTGCGATCTTCGGAGTTCTCTTTGGCAGTTCGAACTCCTTATCATTTAGAATAATTTCCATTGTTATATCTCCTTTGCGTAAATAAAAAAGAGGGAATGTTACTTCCCTCCTAAAAAGTGTATTAATTTAGTGATAACCTATGCGCCAGCTGCTTTGAACTTAGGCTTTCCGCCCTCTTCTGTAACTGTACCCTTAATGACAGTACCTCTGAGCTGTAGGTCGAACTCAATCTTGCCATCTACTGCATCCAGAGTCTTTACAACTACAGTTGCTGGTACGTTCCAGGCCTTCCATGTACCTGTCTTTGCAGCATCCTCGTCGAACTTGTACACGAGCAGAAGGTCTACAACTGCCTCGCCTCCAGTCTTGAGGTTGTAAGCCAAGTCCCAAATAAGAGCAAAATCGGGCTCCTCTCTGTACATTGTGAGAGGAAGTCCGCTAATCTCTGGCTTGTACTTGTCAAGCTCGATTGTTGGATTCTCGTCAGCAATGTAGTCGTACTCCTGTGTACTAGCACCGAACTCTAACTTGAGCTCAGTTGCCTTCTTAATTCTTGTGTAGTCTGTCGCGCCTTTTCCTTTTAAGAATAGTGCGACTTCGTACTTTTTAACCTTGCCTTCACCTTTCATTAATTCATTCCTTTCTTGTGATAAGTTATTCCGATGGATACTTGATATACCGAATCATCATTTTCGATGTCAATCAAATAATAGCCGTTTGCGATAAAAACGCTCTCGATACCCTCTACATCAGGTAGGTTGCCTATGCGGTCTTGCTTCTCTATCCAATCCTCTAAGGCTGCCATAAGGTTGTTAGACAACTTCCTATCGTGTTCAAGCTGTGCGTCTTGTCGGAGTAAAAAATAGTAGTACTCATTAACCACCTTGGAGCCGTCCACAAATTCGGTGACATCCCTCTGCGCTTGCTTGTAAACTCCAATGCGGTGAGCCCCATCTTCAAGTCGGTCAGTATCAATGTCCTGTACGTGGAAGAAGCCACACCCACTTAACCATGTCTTAATTTTTTCGCTGTTCGTCACCATTTGCTACTTCTCCTTTGCGCCAGCGACTTGCGCTGCCACTTTTAGTATTTTGTTTCGTCCGCCTTCCCTCTTCATTCGCTCGAACCAGTAGTTACCCCTTTTCGGAGCGCCTTTAAAATGAGCCGGGCGATAATACCAACGCCGAGCATACGGAGTCCTATACACGACTCTGCCGGAGCCTATTTTCGTGTGAATTGTCCCGGAACGCACCAGGTCGCCAGAGTCATGTGGTACGTACGGTTCACAGAGCCTTAAGACTTCTTGGTCGACGGCTCTTTGAACCTTACCGCTTGGCTCAAGTCCTCTTTTGCGGAGTATCACTGCTATAGGTTGCACCTCAACTCTTGCATCTTTGATTTTGAGCCCCATTATGATGTAAACCTCCAATGTTTAAGCCTATCTCGGCGCGAGTTGTCGGTAAACGTGCGAATCGTGAAAAAAGTGTAGTTCTTCTTGATGTTTTCAAACTCACGATTAGACACATGAGTCATAGGACACTCCCCGAGGACAATGATATCTTTGCCTTTAGTATCAAAAAACAACCTATTCTTCATATCACCCTTTATGGGAATAGTAACCGAAATTTCTTTAGTCTTAAATACTTTACCGCTACTATCTGTAGTGCGAACTATCTTCTCTCTCCACTGGCAACCTTTTATAACAAAGCGCTCCCAATAATGGTCGTCATCGCTCGTAGGATACGAACTATACATAGTTATCGTGTCAGTAAAGTTCATTACATGCACCCCGTCAATCCTGTACCAGATAGAGCTTGTCTTACCGCTCGTTCTAGTCCGCTCTGCCACTCAGCTTCGCTGACATAGTGCTCGGAGTACCCATCGTTAGACACGATAGATACCCCCGACACACTTGCCCTCGAATGTAGTTCATGTATAACTAGAGCGATTACCCCCTTGACTCTATCATAACGAAAATCTTCCGGATGATCCTCGTTCACCTCTTCAATTCGGCCACTAGTAATACCGAGTAGTATCACTTTCGCCCTATTATAGAGACTAACAATGTCCACATCTTCATCGTTATAATACGCCTGGTATTCCTCAGTCATCATTGCTAGCATTTAACTACTTCTTTCCGCCTTCCTTTGGCTCTTCCTCTACGATAACTTCGTCTGTCGCCTCATCGAACTCAAGCCCTATAACTCTGCTCATGATTTACCTCCTATGTTACTTGCAAGCTCCAGCGATGCCGTTAGCCTTGTTAACGTACACGTCTGCGATACCAACCTCACGGAAGTTGAACTGCCAACCGTCCGCATCCTTGTTATCCTCTGGAGCGATTGCCTTGTTAACGTTTCTCTTCTGGTACTGTATAACTGCAGAAGGCTCAACGATTAGGAAGTCAAGCGACTTGCCTGTAGCAGCCTTCTTGTATCCGCCCTTCTCCTGTCCGCTTGTCTTTCCGTCGTTTACTTCGATAGCAGTGAAGAATCTGCTTGCTGGAACTTTCTGAACGAGTGCGAACTGCTGTAGAATTTCTTTTGACTTAGTTGTGTCTAGGTCTCTAATCATTCCGTATACAGTTGGCGACACGAATAGAATTCTTCCGTCTTCTGGGACCTCGTTATCTGTCATAGTGTCGTATGCCTTGGCAATTGCCTTGATAGCGGAAGCGCCGTCTGTAATGGAGCTGGTTGCGATATTAGCACCTGCCTTCTTGCAGTAGTTTGCGAATCTGAATGCGTCTAGCTCAGGGATTACCTTAGTTCTCTCAAACTCAGATGATAATCTTCCGAATGCAACTCCTGCAGTTGATGCGTCGTCCTCTGCATCTACGAGGAACTTACGACCTCTATCGAAGTTGCACTTAACTGTCTCGTTGGTGAGCTCTACACTTCCCATAGTGTATCCTGCAGAACGGTCGTAGTCTGCAAGTCCATCCATGTCAATCTTTGGGATAACAAGCTCGTCTGCATTTGCGCCCTGCTGTGCTAGCTCTTGAGCACCGTCGAGTACTGCAGTAACAGAGGATGTCTTGTACACCTCATCTAGTAGGTCAACGTACATTTTGAATTTTGAAATCTGATTTGCCATTGTTTAATTTTCCTTTCCTGTTGGTTTGAGCCCCATAACAGCCCTTGCAGTTGCCATAGCTGCGTCATTTCCGTCTGTGCCTGTATCAGTTCTGCCGGACGAGTCTATTCTTGCTCCAGACGGCTTTGCGTCTGATCCGAATAAGAAGGATGTATCTTCCGATTCTTTCAGTGCCTTAATTGCTGCGTCGATGTCATTAGTCCTATCCTTGCTCGCCTTTAACTCATCAAGTTTAAGTTCAGCTCTGATACTTGCCTTCCTTCTTCCGCCAGCCTTGGTAATTGCATCATCTAGGAGCTTGTCAAACTCTGCGCCCTCTAGTTTGCTCTGCATCTCTTCAAGCTCCTTCTTGTGGTCAGCCGCCTTTGTCTCCGCAGCAGTCTTAAGCTCGTCAATTTTCTTTTGTAAAGCTTCCTTGTCACCTGCAGCGTCCTGCAGCGATTTGATGCTCTTCGCCTGTTCGTCGAAGTCAGCCTTTACCTTGTCGTACTGTTCCGCCTTTTCTCTTAGCGGATTAACCTCCGCATGGTGTGCGTTTAGTAGCTTAGTAATCAGCTCTTCGTCCGTAATGCCTAGCTGTTTGATTGAGTCTCTTGTTAATGCCATTGTGATATTTCCTTTCTTTTAACGTCCAAACAAGCCCTTATGTTCAGACCAACTTGTGTCAGACCTCGCCTTTAACGCCGCAGTCCAAGGGCAAAAAAAAGCACCGCTTCATTGCGATGCTAATTAACTTATTTAGTTTTTGTGTTTATCTTGTTTTAGATCTTCCCAGGCTCGCCTAGAAGCTTTGCCGTAACTATCTAGCGTTTTTTCATTTTCCTCGTCGGATTTAGTGTAGTCGTGTGCCCATTCGTCCGGGAGATGCACGGTATTTTTATTTTTCAATTCTTTCATAATTCCAACCAAACCTTCCTGCAACACGCCTAACAATCTCGTTACTATGTTCCTTCCATGTTGCTTTTTCATCACCTGTCTCGGTAAACATTTTTTTGTATTTTGGTAGCGTATAACCGTGAATATCGCGGTAAGTTTGCTCAATAGTTTCAAGGCTAGGTCTTAGCCCTGTCCCTACAGATAGCGAGTACCTTGTACCATCGTGCCCTATAACCATCATAGTTTCAATACTTCTTATGTTGCACATTATACTCATGTCGTTTATAGAAAACGATGAGCAACTTGGATGATTGTGTAGTGATACTATACTGTTTTCTTCAAGAGAATTCAAATATAAAAAATCCTTAATTGAAATACCCACGCTGTTAGAATCACCCGTTTTAAATGGTAAAACTTCGTTTCCGTTTTTATCCAGCCATATTAAAGCTTCCGTTCCGTACTTCT